TTGAGAATGAAGCCAGTCTGATAGCCGATGAAGTATGTGCCTACTTAGGCACGTGCGTCTGAGCCTACCCTAATTCTGGGGTAGTCTTACAATTCTCTAATCCAAAAGGATAGAAAATGACAAAGAAGAGGTCAAAGGGCACATCTAAGAAGTGCTCGAATCGCCTTCCTTCCCACATCGGAGAAGCTTTCCTTAGTGAACTATCGGTCCTTGTGACTGATCTTTCTGCTAAGGGGGGCTTCAAAGAGAAGTACCTTGAACGTGAATTTCTTACGAAATTCTGCGATCCAAGTACTACTTCTCCCGAGGTGCGTCGCAGCTCAGCCATTAAGAAGTGGCTGAGTGTCGAGAAACGGAACGAAGTTACTAACGCCAGGATAACTCTTGGCGACGAGGACTTTGGATGGTGCACATCTGATATCATCATTGATGATGCCAGACGTATCATTCTCCAAGTTCTCGGCTCATTGGATGTAAATAAGATCTTTCGAGATCCATCACATACCAATGGTGCCAGTACTCGTGTCCGTAGGAGCCCAAAGGCTCTTATCGAAAAGCACGAAGGAAAAGCACACGTCAGTTCCATGGCTATCAAGCATTGGCTTAGCGTAGCGAGTTCAACTCGTCTTGCTGCCCAACCGCTTGAGATCCAGGAATCTAGTGAACTCTTCACTGTTCCGAAATCGACAGATATTGATCGAGTGGCTTGTAAAGAGCCTGAGATCAATATGTTGCTCCAACGTTGCGTTGGCGGATACATCCGTCAACAACTGGCGATCTTTGGCATTAATCTTAATGACCAAACGAAGAACCAGTCTCTCGCAAGAGAGGCCCTCAACCGAGGGCTTGCAACTATAGACCTATCATCGGCATCAGATTCCATATCTAATTCGTTAGTTATGGCTCTGTTACCGACAGAATGGTGGGTCTTATTGGACGACCTCCGTGTCCACTACGCACTGTACCAAATGGATCCCCAGCAAGATGACTGGGAAATCCACAAACTACAGATGTTTAGTAGCATGGGGAACGGATTTACTTTCGAGCTAGAATCTTTGCTGTTTTGGGCGCTTACGCGTTCAATATGCAAAAATTCAGGGGTTCGGGGTACAATCTCTGTCTATGGTGATGACATCATAGCTCCTTCTAAGATTGGAGCCAGACTTAAGAGGACCTTTGCGTGGTTCGGTTTTACCGTAAACGCGAAGAAATCTCATTGGTCTGGCCAGTTTCGGGAGAGTTGTGGTAAGCATTACCACGGTAGTCAGGAAGTTACTCCTTTCTACGTTCGGAAACCCATTTCACAGAAGAGTGAAATGATCAGGCTGCTGAATCGATTACTAATTTGGGATGCAGATCCACACTTTAAGTGTTTCTGCACCAAAGAAGTCGCCGATTTCCACATTAAGTGGCGCGAGCAGGTACCCAAGCAACTCTGGGGAGGAACCAATCCTGATGACATTATGTCATTGGTTACTGGTCACCTTCCTAGAAAGCGTTTGCTTCAACGCAAACGAGACATTCCATTCGAGCAATCGAACGGTCTGGAAGCTTGGTTTCTGATGACACATCATCTTGAGAAAGATGGTGTGCCTGGTATGGACCCAGTTTGGCGCTCTCCTATCCTTCACGATTCCCTACGGGAATTTTGGAGTGACGAGGGTACTGCACTGAGTCCTAGCACCGAAGGCAAATACACTATTTCTAACCCGGACCCTTTTCGGGTGAAGAATAGTGTTGTCTACGATGCCGGTGAAGTCACGACGTGGTCTCCATACTTAGTATTTGGAGACCCTATCGTGCACCATCCCGC